CATCTCGGCGCGCATCAGATCCGGATCGAACACGGTAGTGTCAGTGTCGGCGGCAAATTCCGCCTGCGCGACCGCGATGCTCGAGCGTGCCCATTTGTTCGAGACATATTCGTAGACCAGCGTCTCGATCGCGGCCGGCGTCGGGAAGATCACGATGCTCGACCCCTGCAGCCGGAAGCGTTTGCGCGCGCCGGTCTGCGCCACACCGCTTTCGTTGAGGTAGCGATTGATTTGCGGCGTGTCGGGCCCGACCATCATCCAGTCGTTGCTGCGATCCCACCCCGTATCCGCGATCATCCGGTCGAAATCGGCCGCGAGTGGATAGCTCGCGACGCCGTTCGCGGTCGTGACGATGCCAAGGGTCTGGAGCGCGCCCCACTCGTGCGCTCGCATCAAGTCGCGCCCCGCGGCGTTGGCGCAGGCCAGCATCGTGCGTGCATCCGGCACGATACTGCCAATATAGGCCGACTGGTGGGCGAGCGAGAGCTCGTCGGCCGCCCGGTTGCCTATCTCAAGAAGCGTGGAGAGCGCCATCAGACAGCCCCCTTCCGTTTGGCCGCGGCCGCCTTCGACCTTCCGCTCCGTCCGGTGTTCGTGCCGACAACCGCCGCAAGATCAGCGATGCCCTGCCTCAGCTCCGCGAGCTCGCCCTTGACGGCCTCGATATCGGCACGCGGCGCATATTGCTCGGCCGGCTTCGGCCCGATGGCGGCGGTCGCCTCGTGCACGGCGCGTTGCATCCGGTCGCGGCGCTCGAGCTGGCGTTGCATTACGAGCTTGCGCGCACCCTGACGGTCCGTGAGCGTGCCGTGGCCGATGCCCTGGCATTGCGCGTCGCTCAGCGCCGCCAGCTCCTCCAGCGTGTGGACGTTGCGCGCGATGTAGCTCGCGGCCTTCTCCTCATCGAGGCCGGGCAGCTCGGTCAGGGTGATTCCGTCCCGGCGCTGCATCGGACGGCCGTCGCAGTAGGCGTCCCATTCGTTGCGGAACTGCGCCATGTGTACCGGCGCAACCTTCTCGACCAGGGTGTCCTTGGCGCCGATGAAGGAAATCTCGATAAAGTCCTGATCGCCGCGGCGGAAGAACTTGGCGGACTGGGTGTAAACCCGGACCTCGGGTAGCGTGATGTCGGTGAGTGTCATGCAGCGTTCTCCTCAGAGCTGTTCGTGTCGCGCTCGTTCATGCTGAAATAGTCCGCTGGCTCGCGGTAAACCTGGTCGATCCCCCTCGCCTGCGCATCGGCATCGAGCGCCCGCATCTGCAGGTTCTGCAGCCGCAGCATTTCCTGGAACAGTCCGTCGCCGTACCAATAGAAATTGCAGGCCGGATAGCGGCCGATGCGCAGATCCTTCAGCATGTGGTTGGCGTAACTCACCAGGACCGGAGAGGTCTTGAACCACTTGTCGGAGCGCATCGTTTCGTCACCGACCTTGCAAGCCGGATTGACCTCGATGGTGTTCTGGACTTTGCCGCTGTGCGCGCCGGCATGCTGGGCATTATACGTTGAAGACGCGCGTGAACGCGCTGGTGTATCTTCGAACGAACAGTCCATGCCGTGCACGATGAAATTTCGGTAGCCGAGAAAATAGAGCAGCGTGATGGTGCGCAGCCCGACCGAGCCGCCGCCGGGGATCATCGCGCAGCCTTCCTCGCTCTTGATGTCGCGGACCTCAAAACTTTCCGGCCCGTTGTAGAGATGCCAAAGTGTGAGATCATAGCCGGCAAGCGGGTCGATCACGTCCGGATGGCAGCAGGAAGCCATCATGTACGCGGTCTTGCGGCTCAGCTTGCGCATCATCCTGGCCTTGTGCGGCCGCGGATCGCATTCGACATGCAGGTCGGGCACGACGGCGTGCTTGCGCAGGAAATCATGCGCACCCGACACCGAGACCAGCGTCGCGTTGAGCTTCTTCCTTTGTTGCGGCAACGACGGCCAGGTCGCGCGCAACGACGGCCCGTAGCAGGCGATCAGCGCCACGAGGTCGTGCGGCGCCACCGGCTGGTCCGGGATCCGCTTCGGCGTCTTGAGCACATTTTGGCGCGTGTGATCGTTGCGCTCGTCCTTCATCACCCCGACCGACTTGATCGCTCCGACGACGCTGACCGGTCTGGCGATGCCGGCGAGCTCACGACGACTGGTCTCGATCGTCTCAAGCACGCGAAAATACGGTGCCAGCCGTTCAAGCCACCATTCAGCGCTCTCGACGATCAGATGCGCGTTGCGACCATCGGCCAGTGTCTTGCCGGCCGGGCGCAGCGAAATCGCGAACAACAGCCGTTTCTTTACCGTCGTGCGCAGATGCAGCAGCACGTCGTCGAGGCAATCGGGCTCGATGTGCTCGAGCACATCGGTGCACACGACGAGATCGGCAGGCTCAGGATCAGCATCCTTCCCAGCAATCGCCGGATCGTATTCCCGCACCCCGTCACCCAACGCCGCCTTGAGCTGTCCTTGCCCACAACCGTAGTCAAGGATGTCCGAGCACTGCTCACGCTCCTTCAAGCCACGGACCATGTCGACCCAGCGGCCGCTGCTGATCCCGTAGCGGCCATCGGCATGCAGCGCTTGCTGCAAAGCCAGGTAGTCGGGCGAAATCAGCATCAGGCCACCATCCGGTCCAGCACCGCGAACCATTCATCGGCATAGGGCACGTTACGAAACGCCTCGAACCACGGACCGCCGTCGGTGAAGTGCACGATCTTCGGATCGTCCCCGTCATCGCTGTGTCCGACGAGATGATTCCACTCGGGCGGCAACGCGCCGATCTCGTCGTCGGCAAGCCAGCAGAAGCGATGCAGATCTCGCCCCGGCAGCGCATTGACCAGGTCGGCCGTCAGCGCGTCGTTGGCGGGATGATCGACATTGAAAGCCATCACCGACGACCAGTTCTTGCGCGGATAAGACGTCTGCTCCTGGCCGTCCATCTTCACGTTGAACGACGGGCGATGGTCGTGCTTGACGCACATTACGGCCTTCGAATCGTCGAGGAGCGCCTTGAGCTCATAGAGGTTCGTGCGCAGCAGCACGTCGCAATCCATGAACAGCGCCCAGCCGCGCACCGCGTCGCCCTGCCGCCTGACCAACTCCGGCACCAGGAAGCGCGTGATCGCGAATTCCGTCGCCATGTGCGCGCCGGAGATTTCGTCCCACAGTTTGCCGAGCCGGCGCGACGTCGGCCGCGTGTAGAGCCCCGCCTCCTGGAGCTGCCGCAATCGCACGGCCGCGACCGGAATGCTGCGATCGAATTGGCGGACGCTCTCGCGCGCCACCATGAATGCAGCCGTCTCGCGTGGATCGAATCCGATCCACACGTCCATGGGTTTGATTGTCATGAGGTCAAGCCTGTTGCGATTGCGGGAGGCTGATTGCGTGCTTTGTCAGCCAGTCAGATTGCCAGGATGAGCGCTGTTGACGCTTCAACGCCCCGCCCAAATCAGGTAAGTTTCGATGGGTCGGGGGCTCAGATCCCAGGCTGGAGAGTTTATCGATGTCGCAAGCCCACGAGGCTCACCGAGCAGGGACCGAAGCCAGACTAGGCAACCTGCTCTTCATCGCGGGTGTCACTCTTTACGTGACCGCGCTCGTCGTTTGCTATGCGGTCATGGGAATTGACAGCGCGCGTGGCGGTCCGGCATTCGGTGTTCTGGTGGGTGGGCCCCTGGGGTTGATCGCCATCATATTTATTCTGATGCAGGTGGTCGTTTTTGTAGGTTTCCTTTCCAGCGTGCCGCACATGAGTTGGACCTATGGCCTCGCAGTGGTAAAGCGCGATTGGCAGATGGTCACCGGCGGCATCTTGGTGCTGACCGTGTTCTGCGCGATCTTCGCTGCCATAACAACGTAACGGCACAGGCGTGCGCCTTGACCTTGCTCAGTGCGGTCGATGATAATTTTTGTTTAGGTCATGGGCCGTCGCCACAAAATCTTACTCAGACGCCCCGTGAAGGCTCGAAAATACGCATGCAATTGCGCCCTGCGGTTCTCACGGCGAAACTCCAAATCCCGCTGTCGTCCGTGATAGGTCGTATTTCTCATCCACATCAAGAAATCTTCTTTAAGGAAATACACCTGCGAACGAAGCCACCCCCATGGCGTGAGTTTTGGTTCTCGGGCCTCAAGCCGCGCCATTGTCAACTGATACTCTTTGAACGACGCCAAAGGATCGAACCAGCCTGATTCCGGATTCCAATATAGATCTTCGGCTCGCCCTGCGTAGGGATCATACCAGCCGATCTCTTCATCCCAATCGAGCCATATGGTTTCGTCCCACGCGAGCTCGACGCTGGACTTGACACAGATACCGTACGGTAAGTGAGTGACGCCATTTTGCATTTTGTCCTCCACCCCGGCGGTCAGGGAGAGCTATTCGGAGAACATTACAACATATCTATGGTTGATGGAACTTCCAGGAGCGCCCGCGCGCTCGCGGTCGTCTGTTAGGAACTCGTGGACGGCGGTTGGTCAGAGGGCCGCTCAAGACCTGCATATTTAGGAAATGGGAGGCTGTTGAACTGAATGTACGGCGCCGTGAGTGGATTGCTATTTACCGCGCGACGAATCGCTGCCGCTACATTCGGGGCCACCGTTTTGATATAGTTCGGATCGGTCAGGTAGGCTCGAATTGCCTCGGCGATGTACTCGCGGTCAACCTCCTCGGGTCGATACTTGCGATGCCATGGAGTGTAAACGTCACCCGGATAGGCATCGAGGCCGTCTCGCTTCGGATTGTTCAGGCTGCCGTAAAGAGAGTTAAGCTCCTTTGTGAGGCCATCCCTCGAGATCAATCCCGCGGTCTGCTCAATGACGTGTGAGGCCTCATGACGCTGGATATTGCGAAGAGCGTCCGGCTCGACGCCTTCGCTGATCACCACTCTTGTAGGCATGCCCGTGGTCGGATGGTATTCTGTCTTGGCCACGTAGTTTCCCATTTCACTCGCCCGCTTGTATTCAGGCGGTTTCCCCAACAGCTTCTCCATCATCGTCAGCACCTGCTCCTGCGACAGGCCTCTTTGGGGCTCTCCCACTTTCGTCCACCCAGCCACGTTTTCGGCAACGAGAGGGTCTCCGTCGATTGTACGAGTCAACCTGCCTAAACTATCTGCTGGGATACCGTTGCGATAATCGTCGGTCAGCGCACGCGGCGGCTTCGGCGGTGGAGGATACATCGAGGGCAGATCGCTGCTAACGCCCCGAGTGGCTTGGGCGCCGAGGCCAGGCGGAGGCTGTCGATCAAGGACCGGCGCACGACCCGCGAGCGTGCCTTCGGAGGGCAGACTTCCTTCTGACCGGCCAGCGAGGGAAGCTTGATGCGGAACTTGTCCTCGCCGCGCAGCAGCGGGTCGAAGCGGCATTGTCGGTGTCGGCACCACCGCCCCCGACACAATTCCAAAAATGTTCAGGTCGCGCTGGAGCCTATTCGCGTCCGCTTCGCTCATGCCCATGGCTTCGGCACCGCCGGCAATTGCGCCGCTCGCACCCCCAAGAACTCCCGATGTGGCGCGCATAAACACATCCGCCGGGCCGACAACCACCTGCCACGGCGCTAAGCCAGGGTATCGCGCCCGGAATTCTCGCGACATTCCATACTCCTGATCACCAAAGCCTTGTCGAAATCCCTCAACGCCGCGGGCCAGTGCTTTTGCAAGCCTGCCGGGTTGGACTCTGTTCCGTTCGGAATCAGGCTGCGGTTGCATCATGGTCTGCACTAGCAATTCGTTCGTAACGTTCGCCACGAGTAGCTCCTCAAGAAAAATGGGCGGCTGTTGCCGGCCGCCCTGAGTGAATGCAGTACCGATCGGACGTCGCCGCCCGATCGGCTGTCAGTGCTTACGCATCCACGATGGTCTTGCGCACCACCGGGTTCTGCATGATGCACGCGGCGTTCGACGCCGTCGCGCCGGACGCGGTCGCCACCAGCGTCAGCCCAAAGACCGTCGCCGCCGAGCCCGATGCCGTAGCATCGGCGAGCGCGCCGGCGGTGTCTGTCGTGTAGAGCGTAACGCCGACGCCCTCCGCCGCGAGCGTGTTCACCCGCAACGAATGGCCATTGATCGCGACCCAGCCGTATTCGCCGGAGGCAATCGCATTCTGCGCCACGCCGATGGTGTTGCCGGCGCGCGCCAGTGCGTGGGTGACGGGCGACGCCGTGCCCGCGAACTCAACCGCCACGCAGGCATACTGGGCGATGGTGCCGCCGGCGACCACGTAGAGCCACTCCGACGCGTTGTTGCCCTTCACGCTGGTGCCGGGCGCGTATTGCGCCGCGGCGTGGGTCTCCCCGAGCTTGACGTTGGCCAGGCCCGAGATCGCATAATGAGTGTTCGGCATGTGTCGGTCCTCCTTATGCGCAGATCACAGCCTGGAGGCTGCGGTTCGAGGTGGTCATGTTGCCGGCCCACACCACCGGCATCACCAGCGCGTCCTGGTTGACGCTCGACTTCTCGCCGAGCGGCACGAACTCCCGGCCCTTCGCGGGGCGAAGGAACAGGTAGTCGGTGTTCAGGAAGTACATGTGGTTGGCCGGGCACTGGTCGTCATAGATGACCGGCACCTTGGCCTGGTACACCAGGTTGGTGAAGCCGACGCCGGCGCCCTTGTCGTCGGTGAAACGCTGGTTGGGCGTCAGCGACTCCAGATAGAGCAGATAGTAATTGGCGTCGGCGGTGATGATATCGGCCTGGTCGGAACCGCGCACGGTGTTGATCCAGGACAGGTTCATCGCGTGCTGGATCGAATCCGTCGACGCCGTCTCCGTGTTGTCGGAAAAGTCATAGACGTAGTTCTTCCACCACGGATAGGTGTTGGCGCTGATGCCGCCGACGGTGTTGGTCGGAACGTCGGCGACCAGTAGCTGCAGCCCGCCGACCTCCTTCGACGAAGAACCCGTGCCGTTGGCATAGAGCGCCGTGGCGATGGTGTTCTTCATCGACTTCTCGAGGTTGCGGATCCGCGACTTCAGGAGGTTGTGGACGGCCTCCTTGCCGGAGTTCTGGATCTCCTCGAGGCCGGTGATCGTCACGTTGCCGGCGAGTTGCTTGTAGTTGAACTCGGCGGCGGTGAAGGTCTCGGTCGGGGAGATGTCGAGCGTCTCGGCGCCGGAGTACCACATCACCGTGGAGTTCTCGGCGTATTCCAGCTCCTGGACGATAGTCCGTCCAGTTGCCACACGTTTGTTGCCCTTGCGGTCGATCTGCCGCAACAGCGCGTTGTGGTTCGAGATATTGTCCGCGATCGTGCCGGAATAACCCTGCAGCGTCGTGGTCACAATATCGGTGAAGGATGAGTTGGGCGATGCCATCTCATGATGCTCCGATGAAAGGAGCGTCGCTCATTCGGGAGCGCGAACAGACTTTTGTGTCCCGGGCGCACTGCAGCACGCAGTGATGCAGTGCAGACCCGGGACCGTTACGAACTCTGAATGTGGAACGGTCCCGGATCAGCGGTGCACCGCTTACGCGCTGCACCGCGTCCGGGACACAAGGCCCTCACGCAATCTTTGCGTTGATGTTGTCCCAAAGCAGAGCATCCAGGTCCTTGGCCTTGGCGGAACCGTTCGGCGACGAGCCGGACGATTTCACCGGGGCCACTTTCCTGGCTTTCTCGACAGCTTCCTGGCGCCGGCGCTCCGCCGTTTCCCGGTGGACGCGCAGCTCCTCGGCGATCGTCTGTTGCAAAGGCTCGATCGCCTTCTGGTAAGCCGCTTCGAGCGTCAAAGCCGGATCATCGCCGAGCAATTGGGTCATGACGCCTCTGACCCGCTGGAAGTGCGGGTGACGGGGGCGTCCGGACGCATCTCTGGCATTGATAAATGCTTCGAGCTCTTGAGCGGTCTGCCGCTGTCGCTCTGCCTCGATCATCTGCTCGGTGTGCGCGAGGCGCTGTTCGAGCGTCCCGAATGATTGACGCAGTTGTTGATAGTGAGGATCCGCCAGCGCGTCCACGCGCGTCTGCGACGCGCCATGTTCTGCCGGCAATTCCCCACGGTTGAGTACAGCAAGATCGATCCCGTAGGACGCAGCGATGTCGCGGAGGGCCTGCACCTTCTGGTGCGGATCGCCGGTCCGAAGCTGGTATTCGGCGCCGATCAGGCCCGCAATCATCGTGTCTGGCGTTTGACCGATGAGCGGAGCGAGGTCGTTCAAATACGCTTCAAACGGCTTGATCGCATTCAGAATAGGCTCGGCAGTTCTCCGCAGCTCCGCTGCGTCCTGGGTCTTGCGCGTGTAGTCGGCCTCGAGCTCGCTGTTCCGCGCGACGACAGCTTCCTGTACGTCGCGCGGCCAGGTCGCGAATGAGGCCTTCTTGTCCGGCGTCCAGCGCGCCGGCGGCTCGACAGGCTGCATGTGCCATGCAGGATCGGCCACCGGCGATGGATCGCCGGAGGGTGCAGCGCGGGCAGAATCCGATGCGGATGCACCGGAGGCCGTTGCTGCGGTGAAGCTCTCGGCGCCCGCCGACACTGCGGCGTCGCCATCACCGCGCTCTGCGAGCGCGGACGTAATGATGGAATCGAGATTGGATGCGCGCGGCTCCTCGCCGGCGCTGATGGCAGCGTCTGTCATGATGGTCTCGGTATTTGGACGCGCTTAGGCAAAAACTAAGCAAGTCGATTAGGCTGCTGCCTGCGGCGCTCTTTCAGCATCCGATAGAACGCTCTTCCATGGTAACCTTCGCAGACAAGGCCGAAACTTCTGCGATGAATTCGAGGCCTCTCTGCGACCCATTTCGCGCCTGCTTCCTTGAGCTGTTGAGCAATCCGCAAGGTTGGATCGAAGTACCGCTCGATAGCGGGCACGTGTACCAATGTGTGTTCGGAGCTAACAGAAGTGAATTTTTTGGGCCGGCCTGCCACGCTGTCGGGATAGATCGAGACGACTTCAGCTTCAATGTCATTCCACGTGAACAGGTGGACCAACACGTATGCGAGCTCACGCGGATTTCCGCCCCCGGCCTTGGTGATGCTCTGAATAGAACGAGGACTGCCTTGAGAATCCGGCATCTCGATGAAAGAGAAACGCTTCACGAAAGCGTCAAAAAGCACGCTCGCATCCGGCGATCGATCAATACCAAGGTCTGCAACCTCACGCCGGGCTTGGAGTAGATGTTCGCTCCAGGCGCGGCTTGGGGTTATCCTGATCGCGAAGTCGCTTCGCATACGCTCCTCAGGCAAAGATCAAGGACTCTTAGCTACGTTATACGCGGAAAGGTGGCGGAATTCTCTATACCATCTGAATGGTCTGACAGACGAACGCATTGCGAGTCGCCTTGCTGCGGCCGCTCCTGCATTTCACACTACTTTGCTAGGGGCCCCGTTCTCCTTCATCGACAATTTGCGGAAGCGCGCTGGCGGCTGGCAGACCAAACGCGCTGTTGAACTGAACTATTTTCGAGATGACGGGGTGCGTGTTGAAGAACTCACGGATCGCCGCCGCCGTCCGTGGAGCCACTCTCTTAATGTAGTTCGCATTGGTCTTGTAGGCCCGGATCGCTTCGACAGCATACTCGCGGAATATCTCATCACCCTCGTAGCCACGGCTCTCCGGTGTAAACATCGGGCCCGGCGCGGCGCGAAAACCGTTTGGAGTTCGCGCGGGATTGTTCAAGGCGTTGTAGACAAGCTTGAGTTCGTCCAGCAATCCCTTCGTCGGCAATTGTCCTGCGAAATCGTCGATGGCATGAGCCAGTTCATGGGCATAGACTCGGGGCCAATCCAACGGATTCATACCCTTCTGAAGCCAGATTTCGCGGGGCCGACCAGTATTTCGATCTCTCCACGTCAGTCCCAATGGGTCACCCGCATCCTTCACGCCCTCTTCCTCCAGTGCGTTGCGCATGTCCCGCACTGACTTGGGTACTGCTTTCTTCCCCATCAATGCTGTTGCGAGAAAGTCATGATCGCCGGGTTGCAGGCTGTATTCCGGACCGTCTTTCGTAGTCCGACCAAATACGCGCTGCGCACGGATTGGCTGCCCCTCGATCGTGTGGGTGATTTGCCCTGCGGCGTTCACCGGCACACCACGCGGATAGTCCAACTCTATTGGGCGTTGCGGCAGGTCCGTAGGCGGATCCCATAGCTCCTGTGGTCTGTTGGCCCGCACATACGGAGCATTCTGCCTACCCCGCGTCGCGGGCGACAGCGCATCAAGCCCATCGGCGAATCTATTTGCCACAACACGACCAGCCCGCGTAACACGCTCGACGACGGCCGGCGCGGCGGCGCCGACGCCGGCGCCAATGACAGTACCTGCACCCGCTCCAACCACCCCCTGGATAGCACGATCGGTCAGCGTCTCGCCGCTCCCCACGCCGGAAAGCCCGCCGAACAGACCGCCGGCAACCGCGCCTTGCCGCATCCGCGCCGGGAGCGTGGCGACCTGCGCCGCGCGACCAATCGGAACGGCGGCACCGGCACCAATATTCCCGGTGTAATACGTGATGGGATACTGCTCCTCGGCCCGCCTGGTGTCGGCGCGCATCTGGTCGCGCGCACGCTCGTAGGCTTCCGTGGCAGGTCCGCGCTCGCCCCTGAAAGTCTCATAGCCAAGTCGCGCCAGCCCGAGCGTTGACTGCATAAGACCTGCATAGGGCCCGGGCAGATCAATGCCCGCCAACCGGCCGGCGCGATACACGCCGGCTACCTCGTCGGCGAAATTCGCCATCAGTCCCTGTCTGATGCCAACCTCGAGAGCGCGTCCCATGCCAATGTCGGGCTGGGATCGTGGCGCATTCTGTGACTGCTTGGCGACTGGTGGCCCACCGTCTTGGTCGAGCGGCGCGCGTTCGCCGGTCGAGACACCGGCGCCCGCTTGCACCGATGGCCACTGACCTTGCGCTTCTGTCACATATTCCGGCCTGCGATACAGCATTGCGGATGCCAGCCAGTTCGGCGACAGGCGCTTTTGCTCCGACGATGGATCCATCAGCATCGCCGCCAGGAAGTCGTTCGTGATTTTGTTTTCCATGACGGCCTCAAGAATTCGGGCAGCCGTTGCCAGCCGCCCGTGGTCAATATGGAATGATGACGAGACGTTAGGACGTGCGACCGGTGACCGAAGGCGCGAGGCACCACTCGTCGACTGAACTAGGTAGCCGATATCGCCGGTCCGCTACTTAGGAATTGACGTTTCAGTCTTGGCCGGCACGGAGTCAGCCCCAGTTACCGGTAACCGAATGGTCTTGACGCTCACCGCGTTAGGAACGCGGAATTCACCGCCCCTGTAGTTCCTGCCGGCAGCCGTCATACATGTGTCAGGGCAACGACCGACTGCCTTGCCCTTGTGTTGCAAGGCAGCGGAGAAATACATGCGAGCCCGACCCGAGAGCCATGCGCGGTCGGTGCTGCTGTGTTGCCTGTCAAAGGGTAAGGCCGGGTCGAAATATTGTTTGAGCGCAGGAACGTATACCAATGCACGTTCAATATAGCGATCGCCGTGCTCAGAATCCCGCGTCGTCGACACGAAGACCAATTCAGTATCGATGCCGTTCCATCGAAATAGATTGAGAAGCGCAAACGCTAACGCGAAACGGTTGCCGCGCCCGGATTCGGCCAACCTTCGGATGTCGTGCGGGACACGCCGAAATTCTTCCGGCGATTCGATGGAAAATCGACCTGCAAACGCTTCGAAAAGCATCCACGGGTCCTCGGACGGCGCAATCCCAAGCACTTCGACTGTCGGCAGTTGCTGCTCGTTGAGGAAGTAAACGTCTGCGCGTTCGAGTTCGGACCAAGCCGGTCTGATTCCGACAAGGCAGGCGACCAAGCCGAGACTGAGTCCCACAGTGAGAAGCTTCACGGCCACTACCCCATCAACTGGAAAATGCTAGTGCCAAGCCGCGTATGCAACTCAACGTTGTCAGAAAAATGTCATCGCTCCTGCGGTCGAAAGCGACGATCGAAAAGCTCACGGCGTGGAAAGCGCGATGGATCACCTAACACCTCAGGCTGAGAGGAAAATGGCGCCGGATTTAGCATCTCCGTGCCCAATTCCTTCTCCACCAACATGCCTTGATCCCGCAGCGGTGCCCCATTCAGGAGCTTGTACCAATAGTACAGAGCTTGCGAGTCGTCCCAAGAAGGGGTGGGCGCCAGTTCCGTTGGCCTCTCTTGTACGTTTACGTTGGCGAGTTGCGTCGTCGGCCGGCGACTTTGATCGGGCTGCGCCATCAGCATCTGTGCAAGCAGCGAATTTGTAACATTAGTCATCAGTTCTCCTGGATTCCCTCTGTCGTAGTCGTTAGCTGGACCATCACGTCGTTCGGAGACCCCTACTTTCCCCGCGCCTTCTCCCGCGCCAGATGTCGATCCCAGAACGCAGGCCGTTCCGAGCCGGTCCAATCGTTGCCGACCTGTCGCACGCCGTTGGCACGTTCGTAGTCGCGCAGCGCCGCGCGTGAAGTAATCGGCGTTCCGTCCTGGGTCTGGAACGGTGCGATGTCGGAGATGACATGCGCCGATCGGCCGACGGCGAGCGGTGGCGCCAAGTGTTTTTCGACCAGCGCGCCGTTGCGCAGTACGTAGGTTGTCATCGGACGATCACCGTCACTGCCGCGTCGGGATCGGGCCTGCAGCATGCATCGCATCCGCGCCAAGCATGTCCATCTGCTGCCGTGCGGCCTGTTGCTGCGCCGCCTGCAACTTCATCTGCAGGTCGTGCTGCTTGAGCTCGAGCTCCCGGACCTTCAGCGCGAACTCCTGCTGGCGCACCTGCATCTCCTGCGCGCCGAGCGTCATGTCGGCCTGCGCCTTGGCGTGGATGGTGGCCGCCCTCGCCTGCTCCGCCAACGCCTTCGGATCGGGCGGCGGCGCTTGCGGCTGCTGCTGTTGCTGCTGCGCTTGTTGCTGGGCTTGCGTGACCTTCTGCAATACCGCCTGCTTGGCCTGCTCGATCACGTCCTCGAGCGCACGGCCGCCCTTGAGCTGCCGCACGCCCATCTCCAGCATCTCGAACGCGAGCGGCGACAGTTCCGGCACCGCCTGGACCACGTCATAGAACACAGCGCAGCTCCTTATACATTATACGTACATTTGGCTCGTTTGACGGACTCAAGTTGAGCAACAGGCTGCTGGGAATGCGCGAGTACAATCTAGAATTTGGCGGATTGCAGGCCAACGGCCCGCCTCACCGCCTGATGTTTCTCCTGCAAGAACAATGGCGCTCACCAGAGGCCAAGGCTCTGCGAATTCGGGCACATATAGATCGTATAGCCTGACGGGAATCTGTAGTGAATTCGTGACCTGCCACGGAGCAGCTTCCATCCGGAGTCCTTGTGTTGCCCGGCAGCAGGCAATGTGGGATCGAAAATCCGATCGAGATCGGGGACCCATGCCAGCGTCCGCGTTACCTTAGTGCGGTCCTCCGCCTTCGCCGCCTCTGGATTGCTGTAAACGTCAACGTGTTCGGAATAAATCCCATTCCGCTCGAAGAGTGCAAGCAACGCAAAAATGAGCTCGTCGCGGCTTCCCCCACCCGTCTTTGCGATGCTCCGGATATGCCACCGGCGGCCTTGTCCGTCGGATGCCTCGATCAAGGAAAGCCGATTCGCAAACCCATCAAAAAGGACCCGCGCATCCGATGACGGATCGATGCCAAGGATGTCGACTTCAACCAACTCCTTCTGATAGTCATCCCACGCGTCAGGGCCAGGGTGAGTGAAAACAATGATAAGATTGCACTGCTGCCGGGCCACCTCAAAGCCAACCAAACCGACGATCATCAAAAGGGCGCCAACGCCCAACAACGCCTTCCTATAACTCGTTGCGAAATTCGCCATCGAATTCAAATAAGCATTAAAATATATCGACCAGCAACTGGATGCATAATTTCGGCAGTTTAAAGGCGCACATCGAATGGCTGGCCTTTCTATCCGCTCTGCTGTTGATCGAACGACTGATCGACGCCTGCATATGTCGGAAATCTCAGGCTGTTGAATTGAATCACACGTCTTAGCCGCGGATGGGAATTCACCGCCCGCCGAAACGCCGACGCCATATTCGGCGCGACCGTCTTCACGAAATTAGGATTCATCATATAAGCACGGAACGCCTCGGCGTAGTATTCCTCTTCGACTTTATTTATCCCGTTACGCCCAGTCTTCGGCGAGTAGCCGTATAGCTCCGGTGTAACGTCCCAGCCGGGTAGCGCATCACGATCATCTGGTGTCCGGTTGGGGTTGTTCATCGTATTATAGAGGGCACGCATCTCTTTCTGGGCATCATCATTCAGAAATGGTCGCGCCAAGAGCTTCAGGACATGACCAAGCTCATGACTCGCCACAAGGTGTCGTGAGCGCGGATCGAGACTCTCATCAATGCTGACCTGTCCCGGCTGGACTCCAGAGAACAACGATCTGGGCCACGGGTAACTTGTAGCGCGGGTCGTACCAAAATCCGGCTGATTGTTGCCAACTCGGGGCATCTGACTTTCCGGCAAGAATTCCGGCGCATGACCCAGCTCGCTCAAAACATCCAGCACTTCTGTAGGCCCCAACGCAACGTCCGGCCCTTCAATGTTTCGCCGGCCCACCACGTATTTGGCTTCGAGCTTGCGGCGCTCGGTGTCGTAAAGGAGACGCCCCTGGGTGTCCGTTGGTGCCCGCCTAAGATAGCGCCACGAAAGCGGGTTGAAATAAGATGGCGGATAGTCGTCGGAAAATGCACGTTGAGGCCGGAGCGGCGGGGGTCGGAGACGTGGCACTCTCTGACCCAGGGAGGCTTGATTCATTTGCGCGCTCCACGTCATTGTCGATGAGCCGGACTCCGGCTCGACCCCTCCTCCATATCGCTCACTTGGGAGCGGGTTCCGCAGCGCTTCGATCAGTCGAACTCTGGACGCAAGTTGAGTGGTCGCCGGCGGTGTCAGGCGTCGCGTTCCAAGGATCGACGCCAGCAGTCGGATCAAAACCGCCACTCCCGCTGTGGCCACAAGTATCTCCTCAATTTGATTTCCGAAGTCGCTTTCCAGCTTGGCAGGTCGTTCCGGATTAAATCCGTTCTCGATGAGGCGTTGCGCGCTATCGCGGCCTCGTTCTTTCCCGCGCCAGATGTCGATCCCAGAACGCAGGCCGTTCCGAGCCGGTCCAATCGTTGCCGACCTGGCGCACGCCGTTGGCGCGTTCGTAATCGCGCAGTGCCGTGCGCGAGGTGATCGGCGCTCCTTCCTGGCTCTGGAACGGCGCGATGTCGGAAATGACATGCAGCGACCGGCCGGCGGCGCGCGGGAACGCCAAGTGCCTTTCGATCAGCGCGCCGTTGCGCAGCACGTAAGTTGTCATCAGACGATCACCGTCACTGCCGCGTCGGCATCGGACCGGCCGCGTGCATCGCGTCCGCACCAAGCATGTCCATCTGCTGCCGCGCGGCCTGTTGCTGCGCCGCCTGCAACTTCATCTGCAGGTCGTGCTGCTTGAGCTCCAGCTCTCGGACCTTCAGCGCCAGCTCCTGCTGTTTGACCTGCATCTCCTGCGCGCCGAGCGTCATGTCGGCTTGCGCCTTGGCCTGGATGGTCGCCGCCCTCGCCTGCTCCGCCAGCGCCTTCGGATCGGGCGGCGGCGGCGCTTGTGGCTGCCGCTGTTGCTGCTGTGCTTGTTGTTGCGCTTGCGTGACCTTCTGCAACACCGCCTGCTTGGCCTGCTCGATCACGTCCTCGAGCGCGCGGCCGCGCTTCAATTGCCGCACGCCCATCTCGAGCATCTCGAACGCCAGCGGGGACAGCTCCGGCACCGCCTGCACAACCGGCAACGCCTCGCGCATGAAGGTGCCGACCGCGGTCATCACCTCGACCGTCTGCTCCTTCAGCGCCGCCTCGTCCTCGAACACCGTCGAGTCGGTCTCGATGTCGATGCGATAGCCGCGCAGCTTGTCGGAGCGCAGCACCTCGATGATCTCGGGCGAGACCGCGATGCCGGTGATCTCCGAGAGCTTCTGCGGCTCAAAATGTTCGGCGATGATCTCGGCCTTGAGCTTGTAGAGATCGCGAATCCATTTCTGGACCGCGCGCTGGCGTCGCCGGATGCGGGTCGAGCCGAACTGCGCCTTGAGGCGCTGGGCGCCGAAGGTCTCGGCCGGGTCGGAGGCGCCGCGCATGATGTCGGACATGCCGGTGAGCTCATAGATGCCCTGCACCAGCATGTCGCGTTGCGCATAGAGCTCGCGTAGCACCGCGGCGATACCGGAGATATCCTCGGTCTGGAACGCCGCCTGCAAGCCGCCCTTCGAGGCCAGCGCCTGCCAGTTCTCGACCGGGATGAACTGGTTGTCGCCGGCGGTGGCAAGCCGCTTCAATTCCTTCACGGCCTGGTCATAGACGCCGCGCCGCTTCAGCGCACGCGTGAGCCGCGAGATGCGCCCGACGATCTCGTCAAGGTCTTCGGCCTGATCGCGGTATTCGAAATATTCCGGCCGCGGCACCAGCGTCTGGGTATCCGCCACTGCGACCAGCGGCTCCGGCAGCGGAAAGAATGCTTCCAGGCCATAGGGATCGTCGTCGATGCGCAGCGGCTTGTCGTGACCCTTGACGACCCAGATGCGCTTGCGCCGCGACTTATCCCAGATCTCCCAGACCTCGGCCTTCTTGAGATCGTCCGGCGCCGGGCGCTTGTCGCCGGTGTCCGGCGTCCAGTTGAGCGGAATGGCGGCGGCGCGCTCGAACTTGTTGTCGCGCAGATCCTGCCGGCTCATCACATGCCGGAACGCCACCCACCACACGTCGTCGAAGGTACGCGCCGGATTCTGCCGGTAGTCTTCCCAATAGACATAGCGCTCGCGCACGATCTGGTCGGCGACGACCTCGACCGGCGCCCCGGTGAGCGGATCGGAAATCTCCTTGATCACCGGCTCATATTCCACCCGCACCACGCCGCGGCCGGGCAGCAGGTAGTCGTGCAGCGCCGGCTCGATGCAGCGGTCGACGTCGTAGGCCTCGGCGCAAAAGATCAGCGCGCGCTCGAGAACCGCGGCGGCCTCGCGGGCCGCCGGGTCCCGATCGGCGAACCGCCTGCGTACATCCGGCTTGGCGGCCCGCCCATACAGCGCGGACTTCAGGGTCTCGGTGTTCGAAAACAGGATGTTGAAGGAGCGCGTGTCGCGCCGCGCGGCGCCCTTGCGCTCGGCGCGGTAGCGCTCGACCACGAGGCGGCCGTCCTTCTCCCAATCCTGCTGGTCGCGGTCGGCGAGCCCGAGCTGCACCTGCCAGAAGTTGGCGTTGTCCTTGGGATTGGTGTCGGTCCGCTCGGATTGTGGTTCTGCGGTGTCAGTCATCGATATAGATCCTTGTAAGCCGAGCGCGCCGAAGCGCCACTCAATCGCGGGGTGTTGCGCGTGGGCCACTCATCCCGCCGCTGTTGAACGAATCCCCGGAATATCCTCGAGATGACCGCCCGTCCGCCGTCCCCGGAGTTCGTGGGTCGCAGGCGGCTTCAGCTCAACGGCCGAACTTCTCATCGTGTCAGCGGAAAAAACTACGACACTCGTGAATGCTAAGCGTGACCCTAGCGTCGTGAACCCTTGGCATTCTCCCAATAACTGCTCGTCCGGACCCTTGATGTTGCTCAATGGCAGGCAATGTCGGATCGAAAATACGATCTTGGACGGGCGCGTATACGACCACGCGCTTTATGTCGTCGATATTTCTCTTTCGCACGGCTTCCGAACTGCCGTAAATGCCGACGCTCTCGGCGTCGATACCGTTCGACGCGAAGAGAGTTAGCAAAGCAAATATCAGTTCGTCCCGATCCCCACCCTGCGATATAATGATTTTTCGAAGATCATAAGTCCTTTCTCGTTCGCCTGTTGCCTCGATCAGAGAAAAGCGCTTCGCGAACTCTTCAAACAGACTCCGTGCGTCTGGTGATGGCGTGATCCCAGCGATCGCAATGTCGTGCAACGCCTGCCTCTCGGACTCGATCGTGTCCAGTCTCTGATGCACAATCGTAGATTGACCCAAGCGGCACTCAACCTCTTGAACGGCAACAAAACCAATGATGCCGGCTCCCAGTAAGAGGCCGCTTCCCAGCATGAGTTTTCTCAAATGACTTGGTGGCATGATCATTCGATAAGCGATCTAGGAATTTGAGTCCTCCATAGGCCACGCATGGTCAACTATGGAGCAGCCAACGTACCCTGGATTACTCAACGCCCATGGCGGCGGCCCTATTCCCACACATGTGCCGGGTATTTCTTGTAAGACGCGTGCGACCAAAATTAAGAGAATGCCAAAAATTATGAAAAGTCCGCGCACAACTCCCGTTGCTAGAGCTTCGACGTCGCGGTGCTCGCTTGCTGACAGTTCGATCTGACGGGATGAACAACAAATCGGCTGCAACGCAGTCTCCAACGCGGCCACCACGCCCAGTAGTGCCTCGAATTTGGGCGAATTGGCGGCCGAGACCGTTCGTTGCGGAGCAAGGACAGGGAGTGCGTCGCCTAGCCGAGATCAGTTCCGGCCTGGTCGGAAGACGCTTCGAGCCCTGCATGCCTGGGAAATTCAAGACTATTGAACTGAATCGTGCGGTTCAATCGAGGATTCGTGTTCACCGCCCGCCGGATCGCCGCCGCAACATTCGGAGCTGCCGTTTTGACGAAATTCGGATCTGTCATGTAGGCCCGGATTGCTTCGGCAATGTATTCGTGTCGAGCGTAGTAGGGGTCCCGATAACCAAATGTCTCCGGCGTCACGGCCGGACTCCCTGACGCTGCATCGCTACCATCTGGAGTCCGTCTCCGATTGTTGATTGTGTTGTAGAGGCTACGGAGTTCGTCTTCGATATCATTCGTGACAAAATCCCTTGTTAGCCCGATGACGTGTCCCAACTCGTGGCCCGCCGTTATATGGCGAGCGCTCGGATCGAGACGAGCATCAAGATTGACTGAACTCGGCCATCCTGGAAAATTGCGCAAAGTTTCGCCAACGGGCGGGTTGGCCGTTCTGGGCCACCTTTCCCGCAATTGATCCTCCGACAAGAATCTCGGTGACGCTCCAAGCAACTTGGTCGTCACGTCGATCACTTCGTGAGGCTGCAAGCCGACATCTCGCCCGTCCCTGTGCCGCCGACCGACCACGTATTCGGCTCTAAGCCTGCGACCTTCCATATCCCTAAGCAGTCTCCCTTCGGCGTCCGTTGCTGTCCTCCTCTCATGGTCCCACTCCGACGGACGATAGTCCTCGGAGAACGTTCGTGGAGAACGAGAAGGAATGGGCAAGGCATATCCCCGCCTCTGCTCCAGAGCGTCCGCATCTGGCTGTGGCCCGGTCATCATCGGCGAGATCTCGTTGCCGTACTTCACATCCCTTCCGGGCAAATCGGGCCCGCGGGGATTCAGTAAGGCATCGATCAATGCCAACCTGGTCGCGTTGTTCTCGAACATCGTCGTTAGCGTCCCTTCGCGTTCTCGTTTATCAAATGCTGATACCAGAGCAGCGAGTGCTTCAAGCCTGACAGACGCTGCCCACGGTACGCACCTAGCCTCGCGGCAAGCATCAGTCGTCGTCTTGCGTATCCAACTCCTCCATCAGGTCGTCGAACGTCCTGGGCTTGAGCATCTCGGCAATCGGGTTGGCCTCCGGCTCGCCCATGGTCATGGCGCGATAGCCGACGGCGGTGGACTTGAACCCGTCGGCGGAATGCGACGCCCAGTCGTGGCGCGGACGATCGCGGAACGTCCGCGTCCGTTCGTCGAAATCGGCGCGGTACTGCCGCAGCGCCTCGATTCCGTCGGCGCATTTCACGCGGTCGAACCAGGCGCGCGGCAGGATCAGCCGCGCCGCGTTGATGCCGTCCTCGATCTTGGTCTGTGGCAGCACCCGCACCGCGCGCCCTGAGATCGCCAGGTGCTCGACGCGCGAGCGCCCGGAGATCAGCTCCCTCGCCTTGGCGTCGTGCGGCAGGAAGTCGGTGCCATAGCGATAGGGCTTAGACGCAAGCACGCCGAGATAGTGATCGAGCTTCTGCCCGTGCGCCTCGTAGTGGTCGATGTAGTGCACCTCGCCGCCGGCGACCTGGAAGAACCAGATCGCGGTGGCATCGCCGATGCCGAGATCCCAGCCGGTGTGGACCGGGGTCGCCGCGTCATACGGCACATCGGTGATGCGGCCCTGCCGCTCCGCCTCCGCGAGATCGCGGCCGAAATAGGCGCCGACGATCGCCGCGTCGAACGAGCACTCGAACTCCTGCGCATACTGCTCCGGCGTCATGTCGCGCTGCGCCTGCACCAGCTCCGCTTGCGGCAAGAGCTTCGTCCCGGACGCCTTGAGCATCACCGAGAACCAGGCCGGATCATCCTGCGCGCGCTGCCAAAGCTGAAAGAATTCGTTACGCCCTTTCGGCGTGCCGATGAACGTCGCCCAGCCCTGCCGGTCGGCTAGCATCGGGCGGATCACTTCGCCCCATACCGAAGGCCGCATGTCGGCGTATTCGTCGAGCACGACGCCGTCGAGATAGGGACCGCGCAGCCGGTTCGGGTTGTCGGCGCCGTGGATGCGGATGCGCGCGCCGTTGATCAGTTCGACCCAGAGCTCGCTCTCGCTCTTGGTGCGGATCGACGGCCCGGCGTAGCGCTTCAGGTATTCCCAGGCCACCTCCTTGGCCTGCGCCAGGAACGGCGCGACGTAGGCATATTGACCATGCGGCTGCGTCAGGCGCAGCGCGCGGCCGATCTCGTCATTGATGCACGCGACAGTCTTGCCGGCGCGGCGGTGCGCTACTAGCACGGCCCATCGCTCGCGGCGTTCGTGATACGGGACAAAGAGACGCCGCGGCCCATAGGCCAGCTGAACTACTTTTGCGGCGGCTGCCATGTGAATGTGATCGTCCCGCCTTCGTTGTCGGAGACCTGGTCGGATAACTGGCCGTCGACAGTCGACAACCGCGCATGCATGTAAGGCAGCGCCGCCTTCGCCATGGCGTCGCGGCGTTCGTCGTCTTCATTCGGATCGCGCATCACCCGCAGCATGTAGTCGAGCGGGGATTCGTTGGTAGAAACCGCCTCACCACGTTTAGGCGCCGGCTCAATCGCAGGACTATCGTCCGCAGCCAGGCGGGGGGAAGCCGCTGCTGCGTGCTTCCTTCGTGTCGTGGTCTTCGCCGTGGCTGCCTCCAT